TACTGCGACTTCTACGTCGATGTCGCTGACAGTCAGATAGGCCGTTCCTACCTGAAGTTCTTGTGGTGCAGATACGGATTTCAACACAGCCCATGAAGGCATAAGTTCAATGAGGCGTGTGATGTTGTCCTCGAGTTTGGTTAGTTCACCTTGGTTATCAGCTGTGTTAACACACACTTTAATTCGGTAGTTAACGCGAACTGATTTCTTACCAATGGTCAAAGGCTCAACCCAAGGGGAGCCAGGGGTGATAATGACCGAGTTTGAGGTTGGTGTGTCTGCTGGATAAGCGAAGGTCTGCCATTTGGTGTTGTCAGTTAGGGCAGTTGCTAAGTCTGTGCGGACGGATGCGAAACTCATGCGTTATCCCAGCATCGTGTTGACGCTCATGTAAGGCGCGAGAAGGCCCTTCACACGAGTTAGAAGGCTTGCTCCCATACGGAAAGGTGCAGGCGCAAAGTCCATGCCCACAGGCTGTCCGTTGCTCGCTGTGCGTGCCTGCCAAACATCGGCAGAAGTCATGAGAATTGCTTGATGCACATTCTCCACACCAGTCCAGTCGGCTTCCACGCCAATCCACTTATGAGGAATCTGGTCACGCTCGGTTACATCTGCGTGGGTTTTAGCCCAAGAAATAGTGAACTCAGAAACAGCAGTGATCGTATTAGTTCCATCAAAAGGATGAGCCATATCGCTAGTAATACTTTGCCCAACAACATAAGTAACTGGTGCGCTGGTTGTAACAGTGGCCACATTAGAAACAAGTTTCTTTTTGATAACTGGAATGGTGTGCTGAACCAACATTGGCAGGATAATTTCTTCAGCTGCGTCAATGCAGGATTGGATTTCTGCGTCATCGTATAGAGCCCCAATGCCAAGAGCATCGCGCAGTTGTGCAACTGTGACGTATGACATTGGGACTCCTTACGAATAGGTGAGGGGTGACCATCCGCTAGCCACCCCTCGGCTTAGTTAAGCGATGTTGAGACGACGGATTCCGCCGGCCTTCTTGACTGCAATAGCCATGTAGCCGTACATACCGATTTGAACCTGACCGCTGTTAAGTAGTTGAACCTGCAATTGTGTAACTGGAGATTCGTAAACTGTAACTGCGTTAGGTGCAACTAGGAACGCTGAATCATCTACGAAACCTGCAGCGGCTACGTTAGCGTCAACATATAGAGCCTTGTCCAATACGTTACCAACAACTGAGTTGCCTGTTACAGCGCCTGGGTTGTTGCTTGGATTGTTTGCGAAGTAAAGTGGGCGACCAGTTGTGTCCGCGAATCCTTGAATGGATCCCCACAAGTCAGGACTTGCAATTAGGTTGCTTGCAAATTCACCAGTTGCTTTGAAAGCGGCAGCCGATTCAGTAGCGATGAAGCTCTGTAGACCTGCAGCAGTTGCAGCAACACCAGTTGATGCTGTACCAGATGCAATCAACGCAGATAGAACTGCAGTGTCAGTTGCTTTGGCGTATGCATAGCGCATTTGGCGTACGAGTTCAGCAAAGAATGCTGGGCTTGAACGATCTAGAAGTTCGTATGAAACTTCATTCTTGCCACTGTATTTCTTGATGTCTACAGTGATGTAGGTTGAAGTCATACCAGTTTCAGATGGTGCACCGCCTTCAGCAACTTCAGCAACAGTTGGCTTGGTGCCAAGAGTTGGAATCGTAAAGCTGAGTCCTGAAGCAGGAAGTGCTTCGCGACTTACGGCATCGACTGCCGGACGGCCTTCGAAGTTAGTGGTGATGAACTGGTTCAAGTGCTGTGGAAGCGTTAGACCAGTGTTGGTGGTGGTGTCGTCATCTGCTGCTTTAACATATTGACGTGAATCCTCGTCGCCCATTTTCGCTTTGACGCTGTGTTCAAGGTATGAACTAGCATCCACGATTGGTGAACGAGGAGCAGTGAAGGCAAGGCCTACTGCTGGTGCTGAAGCTTCTACAGTTTCTGCGGCTTCAACAGGGGCTGTGTTTTCTGACACAGTTATCTCCTCTTCGGTTGTCTCCTCAGAAACGGGCGTTTCCTCGGCTTCTGACGCAGCGACCTTAGTGATTTCTGCGCTAGAAAATGCTGGGTTAGTGACGAGTGCAACTCCCACTAATTCGGCGCGACTGAACACAGTCACACCATCTATTTGCTCGGACTCTTGGCCAAGAGCTTCGATGCTGAATGCCGGGCGAAGACCCTCGGCTGCTTCAACCAAAGCATCAGAGCCAGCAGTGGTTTGAGCGATTTTGAAATCAGCGTAAATACCATCTGCTTTAGATTCGATTGAGACTGCACGTCCGACTGGTTTCGTGCGATCATGTTCAAGGTTTAGTTTGATAGCAGACACATCTGGAATCTGAATTGAATCCTCGAGGAACATGGTGCGACCAATGTTTGGTGTACCAACTTCATTGAACGGCACGATACGGCCAGAGATGATTCGGCGTGGAATATCAGCGGCTGTGATATCCATGTTCATTGTGATTTTCATTCGGTCTCCATAGGGGTATCGCCTCGAGGCGCTAGGTCTTCCATTCCTCGGGCTTCGTTCAAGTCAATGATGCCGTTGCTGAGAAGTGTTGTAGTGATATCAGTTCGAGTCTTTGCATCTTCACGCAAGTAATCGTCAAGGTCAAAGCGAACGAAAGTATTTGCAGCTGTGATATCTGCCATGTTCAGGCGGTCTTCAACTGCTGCGATGTATCCTCGAAGTGTGTTATTCACAAGGTCTTTGCGAACATCCACTGCGTTTGAGTAGGTCATGCTTGCCATCTGGTCAGCGCCAACTACATATGCCGGAACGTTCATCATGCGAGCAACTTCAGAAGCGATGTGCGCGCGAGCCTCAACTAATTGGCTATCTTTGCTTGAGAACCCAACTGCCTGATATTCAAAGTTGCTGTTTAGGTAAGCAGTTGATTTAGTTTTGCGAGCCTGTTTCCAAGCGTTCAAGCTGGACAAGATTTGGTCTTCACTCAAGTCAAAGCCAGTGTTCTTAAGAATGCCAACAGGGACTGGGTCTTGGCTTGCGTTATATGCAGCGGTTTCTAAACCATGAGCAGTAGCAATAGTTTTGCCACCACGAGCCAACACACCATCATCTAAACCTTGGAATGTAATTAGGCTTCCAACACCAGCCATCGGTACTGGGTTTAAGTCCACATAGTATTGAGCGATTTGCGTGTTGGAAGAGTTTGTTTCCCAAGTGATTCTGCGTGGATCAACCCAAGCGAATCGAGAAGGCCTGCCTGAATCAGCATAAGTGTTTGTGACCTGCCAGTAAGCGCGACCAAAGAATACGAGACTGTCAATTGTCCAAGCCATAGTGACAGCGCGAGGAGTGTTTAAGTCTGGTTGTTCCATCCATGATGGGTTGCGCATATGGCGACCATCACGCGCATACAGTTCCAGAGGGATTGAACCGAGGGTGTTGCAGATTACGTTACGCGCGCGCGCGACAGAAGGAACCTGCATTGAGACTTCGCGGCTAACTGAGTAACTATCAACTATGCCCCAAGGCGTGTAGGCAACAGCCTTATTTACGCTTGGTGCTAGTTCAGCCTTAATATCAACAGGCTTGCGGAATTGGTCAAAGAGTCCCATAGGTGGGCAATTGTCCCACAGCCTGTGGATAACTGCAACTAAAACTGTGGATAAAGGTGAAGCCCCAGCATCAGAGAGGTGAATACTGGGGCTTCGTAGGTGGAAGGGAACCTACATTGCACTACGGGGGAATGCAGGTCTAACTATAGTGCTTCCCCACACTATTGTCATACCGACACCACTTGAGCCATGACCGCATTAGGCGAAGCCCAATGAACTGCCATAGCCAACGCAACAGCTGCTTGCACCGATGATTGCGCGTCCCTTCTACCAATTCTCCAAGACTGGTCGCCAAGAGGTTGACGACTAGAAGCTGCAACATGATCCGTTAGAAGTTGCTGACCTCGATGTTTCAAACGTCCACCGGATAGCGCTCCAACAGTTTCATCGCAACCTTGAGCAAACATAGCCATATTCACAATATGAACTGGAATATGTGACTGTTGCAAGATAGGTGCAATATGTGCCGCACCATCACGCATCATCGCTACTGGTGCCCGATATTCCTTCGCCCACTTCGCTACTTCACCAGCAATAGGCATAGCATCCAGAGGAGCGTTAGCAATCCAATGCTGAATGAGACCGACCCCAATAGTGTTATCAGGGTACTTTTGCGCTCCGACCAAGTAGCACTGTGTTCGCTCCCAATTGAAATCAAGTGCAAGCCAAGTAGGGTTGCCAGGAGTGATAACCAAATCACTGTCATAACTTTCCGCCCATTTCTCCATATCGAATGCGTTCTCAATGGTATCAACCCATTGGCAAAGCATTTCAGTTCGAATGACATTCGGGCGGTCACTCATTCGCCCTTCTAATACATCTATTGAGATCGTGTGACCCAGCGCAGGGTTTGCCATCTGCCAAGCCTTATGGTCATCTATTGCACAGTTCTGTGGTGCTGACCATTCCATCCAAAGAGTGTTCGCTACTTTGCCATTCGCAACATCTTTGTACGCATTGTCTCGAATTCGATTAAGGACAACCGAAGAAGCGTCACCAGCATTTGATGTGAGCCATGTTTGAGGATTAGGACGTGCAGTGGTTGTGTAAACCAAAGCAGCATACGCCTCGTCATCTTTATGCTCTCTAAGTTCGTCGATGATAACCAAATCAGCCGATAACCCTCGGCTACCGCCATTGGGTGCAACAACTTTGTAACGAGCGCCATTCTTAAGTCTGATTTCTTCCTGACCATTAGCCCACCTAACATAATCAAGTTCTGCATTAAGAAACGGAACTGCCTGAATAATATCTGCCACAAGCTTAAAGGTTTCGCGCGCCACTTCACGATTCTGTGCAGTAGCCACAATAAGGCGTTCATCCCACAAGTAAAGCCCAGCAAGAATACGCATACGCAACGCATGAGTCTTACCTGACTGCCGAGCCACAATACAAGCCACAGTCTTATGGAACCAATGGCCATCATCCTTAACCTTCAAAGCATCATCAAAGAGAGTCTGCTGCCAAGGCATCAACGGCATACCAATTGCCTCAGCTAGTGCGCTTACTTCGTGGCTTCGGCTTTGCAGACTTGGCGACTTCGTTCTGATTCGTGGTAACGGACTTCCCACCAGCAACTTTTCGGATGGCATCGAGTGGACTCACCTCCGACCTTGGCTCTTGAACCTTAGCATCACGACCGGATATCGAAAGCCCCAGATCGCGTGTAACAGTTTCAAACAACTTACCTAAACGCAACACAGTTTGCTCATCACTAGAAGCATCAAGAAAGCGAGCCAATTTCTTAGCCCACTCAATGCTAACTTCATCAGCAGGAGTCAACCATTTAGCAGCTGCAATACTGCGAATAAGTGCATTCTCTAAAACCCCCAATATCACTTCTGGTGACTTTGGACGCGATTGTTTCGGATTGGTCATGGTCGTATCTTAAACGGATTAGATTCATCAGGTTTGGTCAAAGGGAGAGAGATTTCAGTAAAGGAGTCGGGGGTGTGAGGCTCTGAGAAAAAACGGGGGTCTTTCTGTCTGATTCGATTCACTCCACCTTTGCTACTGTTGCATGACACACAGGCTGCTACGAGGTTGGTGGGGTGGTTGTCTCCACCAAGGCTCTTTGGAATGATGTGATCAACAGTTGTAGCAGCTCGACCGCAATACGCGCAACAGTGCTGGTCCCTGTCCAGCACCACCTTGCGGATTCTTTTCCATTCGCTTGTGTTTAGGTCTTTACGTGCCATTAGTACCATCCATGTTTGATGTGATGTGCATATGCTTTGGTTGGTGTGCCGTATCTGTGTTTGATGTATTTAATAGCTGCGTTGATTTGTTTATAGGGCATCCCAGATGTGTAGTGCTTGCTGTCTATTAGTTGTCCCAGTCCGTATGCGTTTGTTGCTGGGTTATATGCGTTTGGGTTCCAACGTGATTCTCTGTAGATGATTTTTAGGAATGGTTTTATCTCTTTGGAAGCCCATGTGAGGGTGATTAGTTGCTTTGAGTGAGTTATCCACAGGTGTTTATTCTCTTTTATGAGCAGTGAGTGGGAGTTATCCACAGCCTGTGGATAACGTTTAATATAGCCCCCCCTGGCGATGCTAGACCGCCGTTCTTCGAGCTCTAACCCTACGGGGCTCCCGAAGGCGTTCGGCGCAGAGTCTACCATGCTTGTCAAGAGCATTAGTGTCATTACGAATACTCGGGCGTGTCTAATCTTCATAGTCTCCCCATGGTTCGGGCGTCCAAGGTGTAAACCCGAACGCTGGTCGGTCATCAGCTGATAATGTGATAGCGGCACTGAGTGTTGTCCCAGTGCCATCTACCTCTTCTTCTAGCTCTTCGATTTCTTCCTCGGCTTCCGGTACATCTACTACTACTGACCAGATACGCCAGTTGAATAGGTAATAGTGTTTGGTAGCCATTTAGATCATCACCAACTGTATTTCGTGCCTTCAACAATGAAGCTTCTATTGTTCACTGTTATCAGGTTTGGGGTTACTTTGTTGCGGTCAATGTAGAGGATACCGAATGCTTGTTGCCAGTTTGGGCTTGTTACGTAATGTGCATGGTTTACGTTCATGAGGTGGCCCACTTCCATGCCGTATAGGTAGCCTGAGATATGGCCGTTAAACGCCGTATGCGAGTGTTGTAGGCCTGCTTTGTGTGTGTGGCCTGTAACCATGGATAGGCCTGTTTTCTTCGCTAGAGCCATGGCTGTGCCGCCTGCTGTTTGAACTGCTGACCCTTCGTCACCATGCGCTAAACCCCACCCAGGGGCGAACTCCCAGATTTTGTCATGGTAGGTGATTTTGAGGTCTTTGTAGCCCATTAGTTCTGCATAGTCCAACACTCGAAGAGAAGCTAGTGCTGGTGCGCTTCGAAGATATGACTTCAAACGTGTCTCACCATGATTTGAACGCATAACATGGAATGGCTTATTACCTAGAGCATCACGGAATTGAGCCATGATATTGTAAGTCTTATCGAGGTTCTTTTGGAATGTGCCACCGAACTCTTTGGCACTTCCACGTTCCCAACGACTGATTTCGAATGCATCAAACTCGTCACCAACGCAATACAGTTCATCGGGTTTGTAATCAGCTACGAACTTGATTAGGGCGTTAACTGCTTTTGGATCATGTAGTGGAATTTGTAGGTCTGGGATTACTACGATTCTTTTCATTTACCGAATACCTGTTCTACTGTTTGGATTACCCACCATTGGCCAACATTCGCTGCGCCTATGCC